AAACCATGTCGCTTCTCTCATAACTGCCTCTGTTGTGTGCGGTCCATCAAAGAAAACTAGGTCATATTTGTTTACTAATTTTTTCTTACCATTGTAGTAAATAGGTACACCATTACCGAAAGCATTCATGTATTCAGTGTCCTCAAGTTGGAATAGGACTGTTTTTTCATGGTGGGTAAAGTGTTTAAAAAATGTATCTTTCATTGAATTAGGGTAGGTAGGACTCTTGTAAGAGCCATCAGCATTGCGTATAGGTTGTTTGTTTTCATCTATCCAATAAGCAACATAGCCATCTTTTTTATCTACGTGTTTGTAAGTTATATCACCATAGGGATCTATGCCTATGTGAACGTGTGGCTGTTTAATTGTTTCACATATAACATGAGAGCTGTAACCTTCCCTCACTCCTATTTCCATCGTAGTAATAAAATCAGTTGACATTACGTTTAGTTGATCAGTCCACTTGGCTAACAATTTGTATTCTAAACTATCACCGCTTATCATACTTGCCTCCTTCAAAATTAAAATTAGCAGCCATTGAAACTCTTTCTACATCTGATTGGAAAGTTGCAACGCTATGACAAAGCATGGCAGGAAATATAAAAAAATCTCCTGTCTCTGGTCGAATCCATTGTTGGCCAATAAAATAATCTTGCATGGATTGGTTGAAAAAAGTTATAGCCCCAGGTCCGCCAGCTTTACCAACAAACTGTTCTTGTTCTTTTAATAATTTTTTAGGGACATCTAAATATAAAACACTAGATAGATCACAAGGTATGTGAATATGCATAGGATTGCTTTCACCTTTTTTCATATAGTTTACCCAAACACTATCGACTTTTAATTGACCGGGAGCAGGTTTGTTGTACCATAATTTGTAAGCATGGAAGTAACCATAAATATATTTATTAATAATTTTAGTAAACTTCTCTGCATCTATCTTGTATTCATTATCAATAACACCAGCTAAATTTTTTCTGTAATCTAATTTATTATTTCTTTTGCAAAGACGTTTTAACTGTTTTAAATCTTTATCAAATATTTTTGTTCTCCACAGTAATGGCCCCCAAAAATAATAATTATATTGTATCTCTCCGGAGTCGCTCATTTTTCTTTATTCCACATTCTTAACAACAGTATAACAAAGATATAAATCAAAGCAATTCCAGCTATTGACACCAAAAGATCTATCACATTTTCTCCGGCTCAAACTCTTTTAAAACATCTAATTTGTCTTTTGCTTCTGCTATTTTAGCAACTAGTTTATCACACTCTTCGATATGTTGTGGATGCTCACCAATGCCAACACTATTTTCTAAATAGATTTTTAACGTTGCGTCTCCGTGTGCAATGTCTGCATTATACTTTGCTTCTAATGCGTCTAGGATTGCTCTCTTCATATTATTACCCCCACTATAAATCCAACAATAAAACCTGCTGTAGCAAAGACTATTTCACGTCGATAATATAAACTCCATGCAGATAACTGCTGTCTCCATTTTTTATTATTAATTGTTAGTTTTCCTTTGAACAGTATCATCGTCTTCCTCCTCTTCTATTTCGCCTTGATTGTTACAGAAGGTACAGTCGGCCCACTGTTCCTCCCTTGCCTGATCGAATGGTATTCGAACAAATCCGTTACCATTACAAACACTACAGATTTTTTTTACCATCTGTTAGTCCTATAACCTGCAATGCTATTACTTGCTTGCGGTTCTTGACAACAAGTTATTGTAGCACCATAATGAAGTTGTGGTGGATACCTATCTTGTTTTGTATACCAAGACAATTTTGAATCCTCCCATTGTTCTTCTCTCAACTTCAGCTCTCTTTCTTTTATATCGTTAGCTCTTTTCATTTCGCTTACGATTGCTTTCAACATGTTTATCATGCCTTCTCCTTTCTGTTAAAAAAATGTTTTGCTTTCATTCTAATATATTCGTGATCAAAACCTGCGTACTGACATACCAAAGCAAAATCACGATTAGGTTCTAAAAAATAATTTCTAGCTGATTGTGTAAAATAATCATTTCCAGGGTTGCCGTAATTTTTATTACGCCATTGCCTGCCAACAGCATCTTCTAATGCTACTATTAAAACGTTTCTCCACAAAGATCTTAAAGGATCTTTTGTTTCGCCTACGTTAATCGCTTTTGGAAATAGACTTAGATTTGCCATTTAACTTTTTTGCTTTCTCGTCTACTAACATTCTGATCACTTGTGCTCTTGATAAGGTGATGCCTGGTGCCAGGACCTTGGTCATCTTATCAATTTTGTTATAGCAGTCATGATCAACTGCGAGACTTTTGTATTTGCTTATGTCTGTCATTTAGTATATCCTTTCGTTTTATATCTAAACATATAGGATATTTATATAAATTTACAAGGAACTTGTCAATGAAATTTTTTTTAACAGTATACATATGTTCAACCTTAGCGGGTAACTGTTTCACTACCGATACCTATCCAAAACCACAGGATAGTTATTATGACTGTGTTCGAAATGGTCTTTCAGAATCATACGATATATTGTATCAAGGAGATTTTTCAGAACAAGATGTAGTAAAATATAAGATGTATCCTAAATTTGCTTGCGAAGAGGTGATTGTTCCTCCTCCGAAACCAAAGGCAGATGAGCAGCCAACTTCTTGGTCAGCCGGTACCATTCTTCGCGGTATTTTTCGTTACGTGACTTATAATATAAATTAGATAATCTATCTAATTCTTTAACGCCCTTGACCAATGTAGGGTTTGTACGAACGTTTTTCATGTTTATTCATCCTTTTTTTGTGTCTACCTATTTTAGGTTTTGACCTTTCTCTGTAAGTGTTTACACCAAATGTTGATTTTTTACCCATGATTAAACATTGTTAGATTTAATATATTCTTTATCACTTTCCGTTAATCTTAAATATCTTATAGAACCATTTACGTGTTGTTTAGTGTCTGCCCCACAGTTAGTGCATCTATAAAAGTCTGTAACTATAGCTACTAAAATAGTTTCCTCTTCACACTCTTCACAAAAACCATGCACGGTATCTATGTTAGCAAATGCCTTTTGTATTATAACTTTCTTAGACAAGGTCTTTAGCCTTCCCAAGAACAGGTTTGTATTTTGTTTTACCTTCTGATCTGTAAGCTCTTAAAAAAGAAGCTCTTGGGTTATCAGCTATCCACGAGCAGTGGATCCAGCCCGAGTTGGGTTCACCCGGAGTGTAGAACTCGAGGATGAGCTGGTCATACGGAAGGTTCTTATGAATCCAGTCAGCTAATTCAGCGTTATCTACGCCCGGACATTCGAAGTCCGCCGCCTCCGCTTTGGAGTGCTGCGAATTTAAACTGCTGCCGATAGCAACACACAATTCACCGCTACGAAATCCACTGGTTATTTTAACTCTGCCAAAATGGTCACGTACCGGCTGCAGGATATTTTCACAAAGTAGTTTTAATTTTTCTACTTGTTCTGCACTAGGATTATTATTAATGCCTTTACGTATTGCAGTGTCTGATTTAGTAAGTTCTGAGAGAGTAAAGTTTCGTGTAAGATTCATATTAATTCCTATCTAACATAATTAAGATTTAGCACATATCTTTTATGTACATCAGTTTGATATTTAACTTTATGTATAACATCGCTATTAAAAATTAGTATTCTATTTTCTACGCTGTCTATGTCAATCTTTTTATTTTTAACTTTTAGTATAGTTTTAGCGTTACACGTAGTAAAATATAGTATAGCAGTCATGCTATTTTTACTTTTTACATCTGTGTGATACTCTGACTCTATTGTATCTTTATCTCTTAAAACTAAATTAACTCTAGCTTGAATACATGATACACTTTTTAATTTGTGTAGGATTGGTCCAATGTGTTCATCAAATAATGGATGATCAGGTCTATTGTGATTGTAATAACAAAAACCAAAAAAACCATTGCTCTTTGTCTTCTGATCTTTAGTGGTATCAGTTAATTTTAAATACCACGGTATTGCATCGCTTTGAATAAAACCTTTTAATATTTCGTAATGTTTTTTATCTAAAAAATTATCAATTATTTTATAACTCATTTTAAAACCAACTCGGTTAGACCTGGCCCTTCTCCTATAACTCCTCTGTAAAAAGTGTTGAAAGCTAAACTAGTTCTAACATTTTTACCTTTTTTACGATCTACTTGATGTATTGTTTCGGATGGAAACATAATTAATTGACCTGTGTTCACAGGGAAATTCCAAGTATCCGAGTTCCATACATTAAAGTTTTTTACTTGTGGTTTTAAACGTTTGTATCCATGAGGTGTTGTAAATTTTATAGAGTCTTGATCAGAGTCAATATACAATACACCTGACATAATTGAATTAGGATGTGAATGAACGTGATGATACTGATCTTCACGTGTATAATTTAACCACGACTCGGTTATGTAAAATTTAATATCGTTAGCAGGTGAAATAACGTTATCTAAATACTCTTGACAACTTTGTTCTATAAATTTTCTAATATTTTTAAGTTCTTTTCTTTTTAAAATATAGTAGTCCGAAGTATTACGGTTGCCTTCATTTGCCATGCAATGTTTCTCTTGATCTTTTATAAATTTTAATTCTTTCTTTGTAAACTCTCTATCTATTTCTTTTACATAAATAGGAACAGGAAATAAACTATGTATTCTTCCGGTCATGTTAGTAACACCAAGATATAAAAGAATATCTTGTTCCTTTCTTTACAGGTTTAATTAAATGAGGATATAAGAAATTAGATGGAAATATTACAACATCCCCTGCGTTAAGTTCTATTTTAGTTTTATCAAACATTATAAGTTCTCCTCCTGTATAATTATCATTTAATGCACCTAATATACTTAAGATTGGTATTCCTTTTGGTTCACCAGGAAATAAACTTTTAATATGATCAACATGTTTAGACATAATTTGATTTTTTCTGTATCGATTAAATCTAATTTTAGAAAATCCATTCCAAAAAGAAAAAGTTTCTCCACCTATTTTTTCTATAAGAATATATTTTTCTATTGCTTTCCATATTAAATGATACAGTTCTTGCTTGTAAGTTAAGTGATCATCATCCCATGTAACGTCTAATTCTTTTTCTGCATTCAATGATTTAAATTCTTTCGTTTTAGAGTTGTAATAGGTATGCCGAGCCCAAATTTCTTTCTTTTCTAATTCACTTGCAGTTTTTTCTGCCCAGTGTTTTGGAATCCATTGATCCAAACGAAGGACGTAGTCCTTTAACTTCATACCATGTTTTTTCATAAACTTTCTTTTATTCTATTATTAACTTCTTTATCGACAAAGATCCATCTATATTTTTTTCTAACTCTGCTGTACCCTTCCAACATTTATAAGATACAGATTCTGAATACTGTCTCTCAGCTTTACGCTTCCCATTAAGGCACATTCCCATCGAGTCTTGAATACGTGCCTCCTTAATTTCTCCGTTTACAAACATAAGTAGGGCCACCACAGCTTCAATCATACTACCTTACCTTTATTTTGTCCTTCTTTAATTTTATATCTGCTAGAGCCATTTGCATTTATCTCTACTTCTTTTTTTAATTCTTTTACATACTTCATCTGTTTAGCTTCCTTATTTATGTGAGCTATGTAATCTAAAACTTTTCTAGTGATTCTTCCCGTTGCCATTTGTATATTTCATTTCTCTGTTTGCATCTTTTAATTTTTCGATATCAACCAAAACTTTATCCATTTGTTTTCTTAAAAATTCTATATTTACTTTGT